CCGTACCACACGTGCTTTCCGTCTTTTCTCCATCCCCAGATGATCGGCTCATGGATGTATTTCCAGTCCGTCCGGGTGAGCACCAGTCGGTCCTTCTTCCAGACTAGACCGGCACCGACCTTGAAGCCTGCATCCTCATAGGCGTCATGGAAGATCCTCGCTTTCGCTGTAGCATAGAATACATAGATCGATGCGTCCTTTGCCATCACGTCATGGAAACAGGAGAAAGCTTTCTTTAAGAACTCATATCCATCCTTATCGTTTAAGTCATCGTTTTTGATCTTCCCGGAAGTGCTCTCGAGGTTTACGAGATACGGAGGATCGGTACAGACAAGATTTACACTTTTTCCGTCCAAGAGATGTGTGTATGTGTCCGGGTCTGTGGAATCGCCGCAGATCACGGTGTGTCTGCCAAGGTGCCAGATATCACCTGTCCTGGAGAAGCAGGGCTTCTGCAGTTCTTCATCTACATCGAAGTCATCCTGTTTTGCTTCGTCATCGTCCGGGTCGAGAAGTTTCTCAAGGTCAGCCTCGTCAAAACCGAGGAGGGAGAGATCAAAGGAGTCATCCTTTAAATCGGACAGCTCAACGGAGAGCATGTCTTCGTCCCATCCGGCATTTAATGCGAGCTGGTTGTCAGCGAGGATGTAGGCTCGTTTCTGGGAATCGGAGAGGTTCTCGGCAAAGACACAGGGGACGGTCTTATAGCCTTCCTCCCTTGCTGCCTGAACCCTCCCGTGGCCAACAAGGATGTTGTACTTGCTGTCAATTACGGCAGGGGAGACAAATCCGAATTCCCGAAGGCTGGCTCTTAGCTGTGCGATCTGTTCTTTGGAATGCGTTCTCGCATTTCTTGCATAAGGCACCAGTTTTTCAATCGGCACCTGTTCGAGTTTTACTGTATCCATTTATCGTCCTTTCCGTGAGCGGAGGAGCTGCTCCATCGTGTCATTCGGATTATCCGAAAACTCCTCGGTGCAGTTCTGTTTCACAATGTCGTAGATTTCCATCCAGATGAGGTTTGCAGCCTTCTGAAAATGTCCGGCCATCTGGACAAATGGGGAGGTCACCACGCCTCCTGTGGTTGGATGCTTTCCAAGAAGACCGTAGGTGCTGATCGCGTCCTCGCACTGGATATACCGGGCGAAGTTCTGAGCATAGGACTCAATGAGCCGCGGGTTCACAAGGTTTTCGCACTGGCGGCGCTTAAGCCAGAGCCAGGTCTCCTTGTAGATCGCGTCAGCTCCGAGTGGTTTGCCGTTTTTCTGCCTTGCCGACAGGTATTCGCCTGGCTTTGGCATGTCGGCTCCCTCGAGCACAGCTCCGTCCGGAAGGTCGACCGCTTCAAGCTCGTCGGCTTCAAGTTCTGGGATGTCGTTATTCATGATGCGGGGAGTCTTCCCGCTCTTGATCTTGTCCGCGGCGGAGTCGGGCTTACATCCGGCTCTTATTCGCCTGCCGCCACGGTAGGTTCCGTCTTTTGCCACACTTACACTTCCTTTCCGCAGGCGGCATGGGGTTAATACCCTGTTTGAATTGAAAAAAACGCACGCGTGAGGGGGCGCCGGTCTTTTAGGTATTTGCTTTTAGAGATTCAGACCGCCCCTCCCGGTTTCCTGTCGCCGCGCTTGCCGTGGATCTTTTCATGACAGCTTCTGCAGAGACTCATGAGGTTCTCCTCATCATTCGTTCCTCCCTCGGAGATCGGAATGATATGGTGGACCTCCTCGACCGGAACATACCGTCCGTGCTTCAAGCACTCCTCGCAGAGTGGATGCTTGTGGACGTATCTCATCCTGATCTTTCTCCACTGGCTTCCGTACCTTTTATGTCCGTTGTAGCCACGGGTGAAGTGGTCGTATTGCTTCTCCATTAACTTCTTGTGCTCCGGGCAGTACTGTTCGCCGTCCTCGGCGAAACCTCTGCAGCCGGGATAGCGGCAGGGACGCTCAGGCTTTCTTGGCATTTTTCTTCTCCTCACGCATTACGTTCCTGATCGCAAGGTATGCCGTCATGTCCATGCAGCCGGATGCGTTCCGCCTCGGGTCGCTCTTGTAACGTCTGCGGTTTTCCCGCTGTCTCTTTCTGTTCTTCATAAGTATTTCTCCATAGAAAAAGCCCCGGAGGGAAAATCCCTTCGAGGCTTGTAATCATATTCTTCTGATATTACCATTATAGCCATATAGAAATTGAAATCAACTGAACTGGACTGAACTCGACTGAACTCGACTGAACTCTTTTAGGATGTCGTCCAGTTCTTGAAGAGCACGACCATGAAGAGTATAGATCCACCGCTCTGTGAAAAACATATCAGTAGCTATCTGCTCCCACGACTCATTCTTGAAGTACCTTGAGATAAGAACAGTCTGATAATCCGGGTTCTGAATCTTGCCGATCATCTCCAGCGCCTTTGTTTTCTCAGCTACGAGCCTCGCTTCATCATTGTTTATTTCATTTTCAAGACTGATCATTTTCATTACTGATTCCTCAAGCCGTGATGTTCCTCCGGGACTGCCCTTCGGCATATCGGTAATGACCGGAGACCGGACGCTTTCTGCCATCTCCTTTAGCACGGACAGACGCTCTTTTTTTGCTTTGATGTTGGCTTCAAAACGGGCAAGCCTCCTAAGATATTCCTTTGCTGTCATGCTTGCACCTCCTTGTCAAGCTGTTGTATCAGGTACTCGGGATCTATCTCCGTAAGTTCTGAAAACCACGGGGAGCGGAAGAACCTAAGACATTCGCTTTTCATGCGTTCCGCTTCATGCATGTTCCTGCACCCTGGTTTCTTTAATCTCCTGGACGCAGATTTGTAATCCCTTGCCGCCTGGATGATGATCCCGCCGGCAAGCGCCTCATTCGGGTTTTTCATGTAACACCTCCGAAAGTGATAGTTAACAGTTCCTCCCGGATTGACTCAGATTGCCATTAGATTTACAGTTCTGCCCTGACAGCATCGATAAGGGAGTCCTGGTCAAATGATTTTTTCTCGATTGCCTTTATGACCCTCTCGTCAATAGTCCCCGCCGTAACGATGCGCTGTACCACAACCGTATCCTTCTGGCCCTGACGCCAGAGGCGGGCATTTGTCTGCTGATAAAGCTCTAAGGACCAGACAAGGGAAAACCAGATAAGCAGATGGCCGCCTTTCTGGATGTTAAGACCGTGTCCGGCACTTGCCGGGGAGATAAGGCCGACCTGTATCTTTCCGACGTTCCAGTCGGCAATATCGGTATCAGTCTTTATGTCCCTCGGCTCATAGCCAAGCCCTGACAGGTATTCCATGATCCTTTCATGGTCGTGCTTGTACCAGTAAGCCACCAGAACGTTCTGGCCGTTTGCCTGTTCGATAAGATCTCCAAGCTCAAGGAGCTTCTTGTCATGCAGAACTTTCATGTCGCCGTCATCGTTATAGACAGCGCCATTAGCCATCTGCAGGAGCTTGCCGGAAAGAGAGGCGGCGTTTGCGGCGTCTATTTCCGAACCATCAAGGCTTACGACCAGCTGCGCCTTCATACGCTCATAGAGACGCTTCTCCGCGGGGTCCATTTCTACAGTTCTGTCAACTGTCACGCATTCCGGCATATCCAGATAATCGGCGGCCTTCATGGAAACGGATATGTCAGAAATTTTTCCGTATATTTCCTGTTCCGCTCCGGGAAGCGGGGTATAGTCATAGACTATTCCGGTATATGGATTCATGCCGGAGGGCTTGAAGTACTTATCACGGTATCTGCTGATAAATCGTCCCAGCCTTTCGCCGCCGTCAATCAGATAGATCTCGCTCCAGAGATCCATAAGACCTTTCGGAGCAGGAGTGCCGGTAAGCCCGACAATCCGCTTTATCATCGGCCGTACCTTTTTCAGAGCCTTCCATCTCTGGCTTGTATGGTTCTTGAAACTTGAAAGCTCATCGATCACCACCATGTCGAACGGCCAGGGGATCTGTCTTTTCTCAAAATGCTCAACAAGCCATTTGACATTTTCCCTGTTGATCACATATATGTCGGCGGAAACATCAAGCGCCGCCTCCCGTTCCTTTGCGCTTCCGCATACAACCGACATCTGAAGAAAATTCAGATGGTCCCACTGGCTTTTCTCCTGCGGCCAGACTGTTCTGCTGACACGGAGTGGGGCAATCACCAGAACTTTTCCAACTTCGAACCTGTCAAACATCAGGTACAGGATCGCGGTAAGCGTGATCGCCGTCTTGCCAAGTCCGCATTCCAGGAATATGGCAGCCATAGGGTGGGCTATAATGTATCTGATGCAGTATTCCTGATATCTGTGCGGTATGAATTTCATGAGTCACCTCCAAGTATCTCCGGTATCTGCCCGGCGTTATCAAGCACGGACACCATAAATCCAAGCTTTCTAAGCTGCCTGTGCCTCA